AGGACCGAGCGTCTAAGGCTTCTGGCAAACCGCCTAGCGTCTTTACATACCACGCCAAGACAAACACGGCAGTGGCGAGGAAAAAGAAATGAGTATCGATAAATCCCTGTACGCCGCCCCACAGGGGCTTGGCGCATTGAATGCAGATCCGATCTCTGTGGAGATCGTAGACCCGGAAGAAGTGCATATCGAAGGCCCCGGCTTTGAAATGCACATCGAACACGGCAACGAGACCGAGTTCGATACCAACATTGCAGAGTTAATGCCCGATAACCAACTCCTCACACTCGCTTACGACCTGTTGGGAGAAGTTGAAGAAGACATCAACTCACGCAAGGATTGGCTCGACACTTATGTGAAGGGTTTGCAACTCCTCGGTCTCAAGTACGAGGAACGTACGGAGCCTTGGCCCGGAGCATGCGGTGTCTACCACCCACTGCTCATGGAGGCTGCGGTCAAGTTCCAGTCTGAGACGATCATGGAGACGTTCCCGGCAGCGGGTCCCGTCCGTACTATGATTATCGGTAAAGAGACGCAGGAAAAGAAAGACGCTGCGGCTCGTGTCGAAGCGGACATGAACTTCCAATTGACAGAGGTCATGCAGGAGTACCGCCCGGAGCATGAGCGGGCACTCCTGACTGTTGCTTTGGCGGGCAATGCTTTTAAGAAGATCTACTTTGACCCTTCACTGGGTCGGCAGGTGGCTCCCTTCATTGCCCCCGAGGACATCATTGTCCCGTACGGTGCCACTAATATTGAGACGGCGGAACGCATCACACATCGGATGCGGAAGACCAAGAATGAGTTGCGCAAATTGCAGGTCGCAGGATTCTATCGAGATGTAGATCTTGGGGATCCACTGCGCATTATGGATGAGGTTGAGAAGCGCAAGGCTGAACAGCAGGGCTTTAGTGCGTCGATGGATGACCGCTTTCAGATCTTGGAAATTCATTGCAATCTGGACCTCCCCGGTTATGAAGATGAGGACTCGGTTGGCCCCACGGGGATCAAACTTCCTTACGTGGTTACGATTGAGAAGGGTACCTCAACAGTCCTTGCTATCCGTCGCAATTGGTTGGAGGACGACAAACTTAAATTACGTCGTCAGCACTTTGACCACTATGGCTACATTCCCGGTTTCGGATTCTACTACTTTGGTTTGATTCATCTCATCGGCGGTCACAGTAAAGCAGCAACCTCCCTCATGCGTCAATTAATTGACGCAGGTACGCTGTCTAACCTCCCCGGCGGTCTCAAGTCCAAGGGCCTTCGGGTCAAGGGCGACGACACCCCCATTGCTCCGGGCGAGTTCCGTGACGTGGATCTGCCGTCGGGCAGTATCCGCGACAACATCCTCCCACTTCCATACAAAGAGCCGTCGCAGGTACTTGCAGCGCTCATGGACAAGGTGGTAGAGGATGCACGCCGGTTTGCAGGTTCGGCTGACTTAAACGTCAGTGATATGTCGTCACAAGCCCCGGTGGGCACGACGTTAGCGGTACTTGAGCGTTCGTTGAAAGTGATGGGGGCTATCCAAGCCCGCATTCACTACACGATGAAGCAGGAGTTCAAGTTACTCGCGGCGATCATCCGCGATAACACACCGGAGGATTACGACTATGAACCTGCAACTGGCGTGGCTTCTGCAAAGCGCTCTGATTACGACCATTGTGATGTGCTACCTGTATCTGATCCTAACGCCTCGACAATGGCGCAGAGGGTGGTTCAATATCAAGCGGTACTACAACTCGCTCAAAGCGCGCCTCAAATCTACAATCTGCCGCTTCTTCACCGGCAGATGATTGAGACCCTCGGGGTCAAGAACGCAGACAAACTTGTCCCGATGAAGGACGACATGCAGCCGGTCGATCCGATCAGCGAGAACATGTTCATTATGGTAGGCAAGCCTGTGAAGGCGTTCATCTACCAGAATCATGAAGCACATATCCAAGCACACATGGCGGCGATGCACGACCCGCTGATGATGCAGGTGATTGGTCAGAATCCACAAGCGCAGCAGATTGCGGCGGCGGGCGCTGCTCACTTGATGGAGCATGTGGCGTTCAAGTATCGGCAGGAGATTGAGAAGCAGTTGGGATCGTCACTGCCACCTCCGCCGGACCTCGACAACGACACGGGCTACCTTAGCCCGGAGATCGAGGTGCAGTTGTCTGCCCTTGTTTCTCAAGCCGCACAGCAGTTGTTGCAGAACAATCAGCAGCAAGCGGCACAGCAGCAAGCGCAGCAGCAGATGCAGGACCCACTCATCCAGATGCAGCAGATGGAGTTGCAGATCAAGCAGCAGGAGGTCCAGATCAAGCAGCAGATGGCTCAGGGCGAGTTGCAGGTGGCGCAGCAGGAGTTGCAGATCAAGGCACAGCAAGCGCAGTCACAAACGCAGTTGCAGCAAGCCGAGCAGCAGCGCAAAGCCAAGAAAGACGTGATGGACGCCGCAGGTCGCGCAGACGAGTTGAAGTTAAAGCAGTTGGAGTTGCAGATCACGCACGAGTTGGGCGGGGCCAAACTGGGTGCAGATATTGCACACAAGAAGCACACGCATATCGCAAATTCGGCGCACAAAGCCGATCAACATCAGTTAGAGCAGTCCAAGCACGAATTGGAAGGAGCCAAACTCGGTGTAGATATGGCGCATATGAAGGCTGAACACCAAGCCGATGTTGCTCATAAGTTGGACGAACACGACATCCGTCGCGATGAAATTAAGAATATGGCGAAGGGTGGCGAGGTTAAGTCTGAAAAGTATGAAGAGGATGAGTCAGGTGAAGACGATGACGATTCAGATGATTAAGGGGTAGCAAATGCAGACAGATACCGCAGCAGAGTTTCTCACCAAGAAACTTCAACAGCAGCGCGAACGAATCATAGGGCACATCTTAAAAGGCGTGTCATTTGAGCAGGAATACTACCGTTCACTCGGTCTTATTCAAGGGTTTGATTATGCGATTGAGTTGATCAAACAAACGGCCCGAAGGGTCGCAAACGATGAGGAGTTGCAAGACGATGAGTGACATTAATGTCGATAAGACATTGACTGAGGTAGAGCGCAAGGCAAAGCAATTACCGGACCCGTCAGGGTTCAAATTGCTGTGCATGGTGCCCAAGGTCGAGGAAGAGTTTGGCGAGTCGGGAATCATCAAGTCTTCAGAAGCCGTTAAGGTCGAAGAACAGACCACAATCGTGCTTTTTGTCGCCAAGATCGGCCCCGATGCCTACAAAGATCCGACACGTTTCCCATCGGGTCCGTGGTGTAAGGTCGGCGACTTCGTGGTCGTCCGGGCTTACAGCGGTACCCGCATCAAGATCCACGGCACAGAGTGGAGAATTATCAACGACGACAGTGTTGACGGGACCGTTGAGGATCCCCGTGGCATCGGTCGCGCAGGTTAAGGAGTGATCATGGCTGAGAAAAACGAAGAGTTTAGGGTCGAAATTGAGGACGATAGTCCTGCGGAGGACCGTAATAAGACGCCTCTGCCGGAGGAACTCGTCAAGGATCTGGAAAGGGATGATCTAGAAGAATATTCGGAGAAGGTCCAGACCCGCATCAAGCAGATGAAGAAAGTCTGGCACGACGAGCGTCGGGCCAAAGAAACCGCTTCTCGGGAGCGAGAGGAGGCTCTTCGTTTTGCTCAACAGGCTTATGAGGAAAATAAGCAGTTAAAACAACGACTTAGCACGGGTGAAAAGATCTTTGCTAAGGAGACTACTGCCGCTGCAACCACCGAGATGATGGCTGCTAAGTCAGCACTCAAGACGGCGTATGAAAGTGGAGATGCCGAAAGTATTGCGGACGCACAGGACAAACTGACGGACGCAAAACTCAAACTGCGTGAAGTTGCGTCATTTAGACCTTCTTTACCTGACGAAGAAAATGGTGTACAACACCATCAACAGAATCAGTTCCAGAATCCATCCGCACCCCGCCCGGACCAAAAAGCCGAAGCATGGCGCGACAAAAATAGGTGGTTCGGGAAAGACGAGGAGATGACCGCCCTCGCTCTGGGTCTGCATGAGAAATTGGTCCGTGAGGGAGTCGATCCGACAAGCGACGACTACTACGCACGAGTTGATAGGACGATGAAGAAACGTTTCCCCGAAAACTTCGGTGAGGCGCAAGACAACGATGAGCCTGAACGGCCCACGCGCAAAATGAACAGCACTGTTGTGGCCTCTGCTACACGGTCTACTGCGCCTCGACAAATCCGAATCACAGCCTCTCAGGCTGCAATTGCTAAACGATTGGGAATTAGTCCGGAAGCGTATGCCCGTGAAGTTTTGAAACTGGAGAACAACAATGGCTGAGAATCGTCTGACTCGTGAACTGGAAAATCGTGAAGCATCCAAGCGAAAAATGACTTGGAGTCCTGCGTCGATTCTCCCTGACCCCAACCCCGTTCCCGGATGGTCTTTTAAGTACATCCGTACAAGCGTGATGGGTCAGAATGATCCGACTAATGTCTCTACGATGTTCCGCGAAGGTTGGGAGCCTGTGAAGGCTGCTGATGTTCCGGAAATCATGCACCAGCGTGACAACAATCCCAACAGCCGGTATCCGGATGGTGTGGAGATTGGCGGTCTATTGCTTTGCAAAGCCCCAGAAGAACTTGTTGAGTCTCGGCGGAAATACTTCCAAGACTTAGCACAGCGTCAATTGGAGGCTGTTGATAACAATATGTTGTCTCAAAAAGATAAGCGGTCGAACATGGATATGTTCGCTGAAAAGAAATCGCAGATCTCTTTTGGACGTGGCAAATAACTTTTAGGAGTCTTAAATGGCTTATCCTACTGTCTCAGCACCTTACGGCTTTAAGCCCGTAAACCTGATCGGCGGTCGGGTCTATTCGGGTTCGACCCGTATGGTTCCAATTGCTGAAGCGTATAATACGAACTTGTTTAACGGAGATCTTGTCAAGTACGCCGCTGGTACACTTGTCAAGAGTGGTATTACTTATAGTACCGCTGCAACGACTACCGATCCGGGTAACGTCGGTATTTTCGTTGGCGCTGAGTTCTCATCCCCGAATGGTCCGATTTACGGCAAAAACCGTTACCAGTACTACCCTGCTAACACTGTCGCGCAAGATATCATTGGCTACGTAGTCGATGATCCTCAAGCGTGTTTCCGTGTTGCGTGTCTTGCTCAGTCTTCAGCCGGTGCGTCTAACGCACTGACTGCGATTGGGTATATCTCGCAAGCCTATGTTGGCTCAAACGTGTCTGCCGCTGCGGTGGGTACGGGTACGACTGCTTCGGGTGACTCCTTGGCTGGTGTGACTTCGCCTACGGCTCCATCTAACGGTTCGGGAATTGTTCGTACTGCTACGACGCTTCCTTTCCGCATCGTCCAACTTGTCCCAGATACGGCGATTACGCTATCTGGTTCGGGTACTTCGGCTACCACCTCTATTACTTTGGCTTCTGCGGTTACTGGCCTTCAGGCTGGTATGCAAGTCATTGTATCAAACGTGGCTGGTACGGGTTACACAACCGGTGGTTATCCGGGTGATTATAACTATGTGACAAACGTAAACGGAACGGCTGTAACGATTGCTAACTCAATCACTGCGGCTGCTACGGTTAATATGACGTTTGTTGGTTATCCAGAAGCAATCGTGTCTTGGAACTTCGGTTACCATAGTTACACGAACGCTATCGGCGTTTAAGGAGTAATTACAAATGGCAATTTCACGCGCACAACTCCTTAAGGAACTGCTTCCCGGCCTGAACGCGTTGTTCGGTCTTGAGTACGCTTCTTATGGTGAAGAACATAAAGAACTGTTTGAGGTCGAGACCTCTGAGCGTTCGTTTGAAGAAGAGACGAAACTCTCTGGCTTCAACGCGGCTCCGGTCAAGAACGAAGGTCAGGCGATTGCGTACGACAATGCGCAGGAAGCATGGACCGCTCGTTACAACCACGAGACCATCGCTCTGGGCTTCTCCATCACGGAAGAAGCGATTGAAGATAACCTGTACGACTCACTGTCGAAGCGTTACACCAAAGCACTCGCTCGTGCTATGGCGTACACCAAGCAGTACAAGGCGGCGGCTGTTATCAACAACGGCTTCAGCACCTCTTTCAACGGTGGTGATGGCGTCCCCTTGTTCTCGACGGCGCATCCGCTTGTCAGCGGCGCGACCAACAGCAACACCTTCTCGACCAGCCCAGACTTGAATGAAACGTCGCTTGAAGCGGCTACCATTCAGATCGCGGCTTGGACCGACGAGCGCGGCCTGTTGATCGCTGCGAAGCCACGCAAGTTGGTGGTTCCGCCAAACCAGATGTTCGTCGCCAAGCGTCTTCTCGACACGGAACTCCGTGTCGGTACGACTGACAACGACATCAACGCTCTGAAGTCGATGGGCACGATCAGCGAAGGGTTCAAAGTGAACCACTTCTTGACCGACACCCACGGCTATTACATTCTCACGGACGTTCCGAACGGCCTGAAGATGTTTGAGCGTGTGGCTCTCCAGAACAGCATGGACGGCGACTTCGACACGGGCAACGTACGGTATAAGAGCCGTGAGCGTTACTCGTTCGGTTGGTCGGATCCGCTCGGCGCGTTCGGCGTAGCCTAAGATGATCTAGGAGGTGTTGCGGTAACGTAACGGGCAGGGTTGAACGCATTGCCCACCTCCTTTTTCTAGGATTTTAGTTTGGTGGACCGGCCTAGCGGGATTTGCAGAAACCACTAAACGAATTTCCCCCTGCAAGGGGTAAGGATTAGAAAATGAGTCTTCGTACTTTTCTCGGCCCGCTTCTGAGCGGCACTGTTA